GAATGTTTACTACTGTATCCAAAGCGGCATTGAGGGCGATCGGGCAGGGCGGCAGGAGGGCGGCATGAGGCGACAGCGAAGAAGCATCACCGACATCATCTGCGAAAACTGCAAATACCTTCCAACGAAACGCTCCAGAAATAAACGCAAGCCAATCCCAAAAGAATCTGACGTAAAAACCTTCAACTACACGGCTCACCTGTGGGATATCCGGTGGCTAAGACATCGTGCGAGGAATACAAGGTGATTGACCCAAATCGAAGTTACGAACAAGAAAGCGTCGAGCGGGCTTTAACGTGCGCTAATTGCGGTCAGAAGCTGCATGTGCTGGAAGTTCACGTGTGTGAGTACTGCTGTGCAGAGCTGATGAGCGATCCGAATAGCTCGATGCACGAGGAAGAAGACGATGGCTAAACCAGCGCGAAGACGATGTAAAAACGATGAATGTCGGGAATGGTTTCACCCTGCATTCGCCAATCAGTGGTGGTGCTCTCCAGAGTGTGGAACCAAGATAGCATTCGAACGACGAAGCAAAGAACGCGAAAAAGCGGAAAAAGCAGCAGAGAAGAAACGACGACGAGAGGAGCAGAAACAGAAAGATAAACTTAAGATTCAAAAACTCGCCTTAAAGCCCCGCAGTTACTGGATTAAACAAGCCCAACAAGCCGTAAACGCCTTCATCAGAGAAAGAGACCGCGACTTACCATGTATCTCGTGCGGAACGCTCACGTCTGCTCAGTGGGATGCCGGACATTACCGGACAACTGCTGCGGCACCTCAACTCCGATTTGATGAACGCAATATTCACAAGCAATGCGTGGTGTGCAACCAGCACAAAAGCGGAAATCTCGTTCCGTATCGCGTCGAACTGATTAGCCGCATCGGGCAGGAAGCAGTAGAGGAAATCGAATCAAACCATAACCGCTATCGCTGGACTGTCGAAGAGTGCAGGGCCATCAAGGCGGAGTATCAACAGAAACTTAAAAAACTGCGAAACAGCAGAAGTGAGGTTGCATGAATATCTACGAAAGAATTGATGGCAGCAAATACCGAAATATTTGGGTAGTTGGCGATCTGCACGGATGCTACACGAACCTGATGAAAAAACTGGAGACGATAGGATTCGACACCAAAAAAGACCTGCTTATCTCGGTGGGCGATTTGGTTGATCGCGGTACAGAGAACGTAGAATGCCTGGAATTAATCACATTCCCCTGGTTCAGAGCTGTACGTGGAAACCATGAGCAAATGATGATTGATGGCTTATCAGAGCGTGGAAACGTCAATCACTGGCTGCTTAATGGCGGTGGCTGGTTCTTTAATCTCGATTACGACAAAGAAATTCTGGCTAAAGCTCTTGCCCATAAAGCAGATGAACTTCCGTTAATCATCGAACTGGTGAGTAAAGGAAAAAAATATGTCATCTGCCACGCCGATTATCCTTGTGATAAATACGAGTTTGGAAAGCCAGTTGATCATCAGCAGGTAATCTGGAACCGCGAACGAATCAGCAACTCACAAGACGGGATCGTGAAAGAAATCAAAGGCGCGGACACGTTCATCTTTGGTCATACGCCAGCAGTGAAACCACTCAAATTTGCCAACCAGATGTATATCGATACTGGCGCAGTGTTCTGCGGAAACCTCACATTGATTCAGGTACAGGGAGAAGGCGCATGAGACTCGAAAGCGTAGCTAAATTTCATTCGCCAAAAAGCCCGATGATGAGCGACTCACTACTGGCCACAGTTTATTGGTTTTCGTAACTGAGTCATTTTATTATTTTATTGCAACTTTTAATCTTTTATAGTGCGAAATAAATGGATCTGGCATTCATTTCGCACTTTATGTTTTTGTTGGACTTATGTTATTTTGATTGAATTCAATTCAGTTAAAAAAAGAAGGTGATTGCTCCATTTATAAATGAATAGTCATCCCCTGTCTTGAATTCTGATGTTACTTTATTAAATGCTAGTGTGAAGGCTACAGGTGCATACCCAATTGTTGCGCCAACTTGATATTCATCAACAGTTTTGTTTAGCGATACTGTTGTTTGTTTCGTCTGTATTGTTTTTCCTTCGAGAGTATAGTTGCGATTGACATCTCGTCTTTCCATACCTGCAAAAATCTTGTATTTGAATCCGCTTGTATCGGACATATGCATTAAACCACGGGGAGCCAGCAGACCAAAGCCATTATCCGAATTGAAGGTTTTATCATTACCAATGGCAATGGTTGCGCCATATGCTACATATTGAAATAAGTTTCCAGTAACAGCAGAAACTTCAGGGTATAATCCAACATTAGCACCTAAAATATCCATACTTGGTGTCATGGATAGCATCCCTTTTACAGTATAACCGTAGCGATTCTCTATTTGATCATCCCATGCATGATATTTTTCTGCCCCAATAATCTCATGAGCTTTATTTTGTACTTTCTGACCGCCTGCGTCGGGGCCAACAACACCTATGTCAGTACCTAATCGATAGCGAATCCAGTCATTCGCAAGGGAGTTCCATTCAATACCAGTGTGAGTGTATGCACTAAAAGCTCTGTCTCCAGTTACAGCTGTGTTGTGTCTTTTATTACTGCCTGATGGAGAGTAAATATCTTGCGCAATATGGAGAGATAATTGGCTCGAGTCTGAGATATCGTGGCTATATCCCAGAAATAAGCCTTGTGAGTAATCATCTCTGTTTTCATGTTTATTGCCATAAATATCATTAAGTATTGGTTGAAACTTCCCTGCATCATCATTTGCTAATGATAATGCAAGGCTGTTCGCGATAGCTGAACACGTGGTAAATGACAGAGCAATAAAGACGCCAGCGATGACACTTTTTTTCATATGTTATTGTCTTCCTTTTTTTTGAATGGTGCGCGTATTTTACATACATGAGTTTGTAATACAAGGTGCGTAATCAATATGATGTTTTATAATTGCGTGAGATAATTGATTTATTCGTTTTTTATTGTGGTTTTTATTATCTTTTAATGTAACGGTGTTTTATTAAGTGTGTTTGCGTGGTGTTTTATGTTTTTATAATTTTTATTTTATTGGATTTAAATGCATTAGTAATGGCTATTCTATATAGCAATATAAGAACTGTTACAAAAAAAGGGGGGGCAATTACAGGTAGTTATGGATGATGAGTGAAACAGATTTTGGAGAACCGGGGAATGAATGATGTCTGAGTCTTATATATCAGAACTCCTTCGCTGTCGCTGGGGGCTCCTGTGCTTATGTCGTTTCCCCGATTCGGTTTTGAACGATTACCGAATGTTGAAGAATTATGCCAAAATATAGAAAGGATTTACTGCATGAATACCCAATATTTACAGTATGTTCGTGAGCAACTTATGGCAGCTACTGCTGACTTGAACGGAGCAACGAAAGGCCAGCTCGAAGCCTGGCAGGAGCATGCACAATTTGATACTGGTACATACAAACGAAAGAAGCCGCGCATTCTGGATGTGGTAACTGGCAAGATGATTACGCTGGATAATACGCCGACTTCCGGTAAGCAGTCGTACGCAAAAGGTTCATCCATTGCTTTGGTCAGCCCGGTTGAATTCTCAACCTCTTCATGGCGCCGCGCGGTTTTGTCTCTCGATGAACATCAGAAAGCATGGTTGCTTTAGTGTTACAGCGAAAGCGTTCGATGGGGGCATCAGGTCACCATAACGCAATGGGCATGGAGCGAGTTTAAAGATTTGTTAAGTAACAGAAAAATTGCAGGTAAGACACTGGATCGCCTGAAGACGTTAATCTGGCTGGCTGCACAGGATGTGAAGAGCGAACTTGCAGGGCGTGAGGCCTATGAATACCAGACACTGGCATCATTGGTGGGAGTGACAACAAAAAACTGGTCCGAGACATTTACTGAACGCTGGGTTGCAATGAAGCACATTTTTCTACAGCTTGATAGTGATGCTTTATTGCTTGTGACGAGAACACGTTCAAAACAAAAGGCAGCATTTTTACAGCAAAATATTGCAAAACTGGATTAAAAGCCATATACTTCATGCAAATTTGGTATGTTGTAAAAAATGTATAAACCCGCTGCCGAGTGGGTTTTTTTATGCCCTGAGTTGTACTTGTACGGTAAACATGCTGGCTGCTATGTAATAGAGTTTTTTTAGCCTGTAATCTCTTGACGGCATTGAATTGCTTTTGTTATGAGTTGTAAGCCAATGTTATCATCTTGTATTGGGGTGGTTATGAAGGATGGTGCGCTGCTCAGGAGTTCTTCACTTTTTATTGCCTACATGGGATGCCTTGGATGGGGGAGTGCTTATTTCTATGGATGGGGTACTTCTTTTTACTACGGCTTCCCATGGTGGATTGTAGGTGCAGGTGTTGATGATGTTGCCAGAAGTTTATTTTTTGCAGTTATCGTCATTGCTATATTTCTTATCGGTTGGGGTATTGGTGTTGTATTCTTTTTCGCAGTGAAAAGAAAACATTCTATGCAAGAGCTAAATGTATTTCGCCTTTATTTTGCTGTGGAATTATTGTTTGTGCCGGCAATTATTGAGTTTTCTATATTGAGACAGAAGATTCAGGTACCTCTTTTGCTACTGTCAGCAGCGATTGCGCTGGCGGTTACAATTTCGATAAGATCTTATGGGCGATTTTTATCGGTATCATGCTTCTATGATAAGCCATTTATAAAAAAACATTTTTTTGAGATTGTGATGATTGCTTTTGTGGCATATTTCTGGCTTTTTTCATTTCTGACAGGATATTACAAACCACAGTTTAAGAAAGAATATGAAATGATTAATTATAATGATGGTTGGTATTATGTTCTTGCTCGTTATGATAATTGTCTGGTTTTGTCTACTTCTTTCAATGCAGGTAGTAAAAGGTTTGTGATTTATCAATCAGCACAAGATAAGAATCTTCAGGTTGATATTGTAAGGACCAGAATTTAATTGGCTGCATAAATAATATTTTAAGTTGCAAGTTGGCTATTCGTAGGAATAGAACCTTAGGCATGCTGAATGCGTTTTCTGAACATTGTTTTATAAACTGTGTCTGCTTGCTGTTGTGATCCTGCTTTTAGTGATGGTGATGATGGATTTCACCAGCAGGATAATGTTGGTACTGACTGATGGCGCTCTGGTCTGCGGCATTGTGGTATTGCTGTGGCCGATGATGAAAGAACAGAATGAATAATTCTTGACTTTTTTGTTTACTGTTTATTAAAAAACCAACCGCATGGTGAATCCTCCTTGGAGGGGCTAAATGATCGAGTTTTAAGGGCACGTAGCGAGTTCTGTTTGATCATTGCAGAACTTAGCGGGAGGCGCCATGCGTACATCACTAATGTTATTTCCTTCTATCATTTTCCTTGTGAGTTCTGGCTGCGCATGGCGCGGCCTTTTTTTTTATGACCTGCCACTGGCAGATGGTCATCCTGTGATTTGATTCCGGTTCCGGCTTTTTAACTCTGTTCCTGTACACGGGAGAAATTCTATGTCGATTAATCGTTATGATATTGGTTACAAGAAGTACCACGTATTGTGTTGAGATAGAAAGCCTGGTGCCAGAGGTAAATGCAGCAGCATAATAAAAAAGAGCCAGCGCAGAAGAGAACGGGTAAAAGAGTCTGCGCTGGCGTGGGGATATTCCCCGTGGAGAAATGATATGTAACACACATCGGGAACCTTTCTATATAAACATTATCATTATTGTCAATCATAACAGTCAGGTATTATGACGTTTATGCATCAGGGCCATCAGGAATTAACTGGTGGCTTTTTATTGTTGTCAGCTTCCGGATAACGGGAGACGGGGTATGTACCAGATGGAAAAAATCACAACAGGTGTGTCATACACCACGTCAGCGGTAGGGACGGGATACTGGTTACTGCAGCTGCTGGACAAAGTCTCTCCGTCCCAGTGGGTGGCAATCGGTGTGCTGGGGAGTCTGCTGTTTGGCCTGCTGACGTATCTGACTAACCTGTATTTCAAAATTAAAGAGGACCGTCGCAAGGCTGCCCGGGGAGATTAGGTGATGAACCATGAAGAAATGAATCAGCGCTTCAGTCGTCTGGAAAATGAAATTGCTGAACTGAATAAAAAACTGTCGACGCTGATGCCTTCTGAAGATGAAAAAAAACGCCGCGATGAGCAGTTTGCTGCGTTTTACGATTATTGCCGGAAAGTGATGAGCAGAAATCTCGCAGAGTGTTTCAGTATTCATAATGATAATTTCAGTGACCTGGAATGGGAGTGTAACCGGCCATCCTTTGTTGTATCCGGTGATGCTGGGAAAATAACCATCTCAGAAAATGGAAAAGTAACACCGCCATCGCACCAGCATAGTGAGGAGCTCATTGAATTTGCCATTGATTACCTGAAGAACAATAAAAAGCAGGGGCTGATGAAGTGCATTGGTCGTTGCATGGGATATCTGCAGATAGCTGCTGAGATTGAAGCGCTGGCCAGTGGTGCGGACAAGGATGCAGTTGTGCGGGAGGCTCTTCTTCGTGATTTTGATAATCCGCCCTTTAAAAAAGTGCCGGCTTACTGGTTTCATCCAGGACTGACTTATCTTAAAGGACGTATATAAGCTGGCTCGTTATCTGTTGCCGATAAATCCTGATAAATATCCATGAACACCAAAATCAAATACGGCCTGTCGGCTGCCGTTCTGGCGCTGATTGCCGCTGGTGCGCCTGCGCCTGACATTCTCGACCAGTTTCTGGATGAAAAGGAAGGTAACCACACCACGGCATACCGTGATGGTGCGGGGATCTGGACCATCTGCCGTGGTGCCATCATGGTGGATGGTAAACCTGTTGTTCCAGGCATGAAGTTGTCGAAGGCAAAATGCGCTCAGGTTAACGCCATTGAGCGTAATAAGGCGCTGGCATGGGTGGAGAAAAACATCAAAGTGCCATTGACCGAACCACAGAAAGCGGGGATTGCGTCATTCTGTCCGTACAACATTGGCCCCGGTAAGTGTTTCCCGTCGACGTTTTATAAACGAATTAATGCAGGCGATCGCAGGGGGGCGTGTGAGGCGATTCGCTGGTGGATTAAGGACGGTGGCAGAGACTGCCGTATTCGCTCAAACAACTGTTACGGTCAGGTATCCCGTCGCGACCAGGAGAGTGCGCTGGCGTGCTGGGGAATTGACAGATAAGCAGAATATTTTGCTGAAAAATGCGGTTTGCTCACACGGACGGATAACACGAAATCCTGCGAACTGACAAAAACTAAGTGAATAAAAGTAAAAACCCCGTTTGTTGGCTGCAAGCGGGGTTTTGTGTTTCCTGACTCTGGAAAAGTCAAAGGAGAAAGTGTGTTTGATTTTAGCAAACTGATTCGGGAGATTCGAGTGATGGCTGAAAAATTATCCACCTGGAAGTTCATTCTTATCTGGCTGGTGTTTGTGATTATGGCCTCCGGTTATTTCATCGGTCAGATACGCTGGTGGTGAAATGAACCGCGTACTGTGCGTGGTCATCATTGCCCTGCTGGTGGCCTGTGGTGCGCTTAGTCTGGGGCTGAATCATTACCGTGATAACGCCATAACCTACAAAGAGCAGCGCGATAAAAAAGTCAGTGAGCTGGAGCAGGCAAATGCAACCATTACTGATATGCAGCAGCGCCAGCGTGATGTTGCTGCACTTGATGCCAGATACTCGAGGGAATTAGCCGATGCGAGAGCTGAAAATGAAACTCTTCGCGCTGACGTTGCCGCTGGTCGTAAGCGCCTGCGGATCAACGCCACCTGTCCAGGCTCCGTGCGTGAAGCCCCCACCACCTCCGGCGTGGATAATGCAACCGGCCCCCAACTGGCAGACACCGTTACACGGGATTATTTCACCCTCAGAGAGCGGCTGATGACGATGCACAAGCAACTGGAAGGGGCACAGGACTATATCCGCACTCAGTGCCTGAAATAAGTTTTGTTGATGCGCCGTATCGTCGCTGTATTCCCTCATTAACAGAGACCGCAGCCCGACAGGGAGACTCCTCTGCGCGAGTGTGCGGGGATAATCAAAAACGATACACACCGGGGTTTACCGCGTTAACGGAGCGCGGCGTTGTCCCCTCATAGTCGCCTGTCCGGTGCGATGGTGGAAGAAGCCGGATGTTTATCACTATTAATTGATGACACAGAAATGGATTCATTGAATTTCAGCACGTTTTTGTATTCGTGTTATTGAACATCTGTTTATTTTACTTTTAACATATTGATAATAAAAAGAGCTGTAAATCTTTAGATGAGTCGATTTTGTCCGGGGAAGTTCAAATGGATTTTATGCTGACGGTTTCTGGTGTGGTTATCCTGTCCATTGCTTATACTGCAGATAAATATGGCTGCCATTTGTTATCACGTATTGGCGCTTATTGTTCGTTGATGCTGATTTTCTCGTCGCTTTTTTTTGAGTAAGTTATATTAATTATAACAAATAATTTTCTGTGTTATTTTTTCAGGCTATCCCGTCAGAGGGGAAGCCTGTACTGCCGGGGAGCGAATGGAAAACTGATGTGTCCGGTAACTGCGTGTTCTGTGAACACCATGTTACTTAATTATGTAATTCATACCCGAACTCTCTGTTGACAGCCTTCTTCTGCAGGCTTCAATAACCCACGCTGAAAAGTTTCCTGAACCTTTCAGATCAAGAGCGATGTTAATTTGTTCAATCATCTGGTTTGGAAATCGGATGTTGCGGGTTGTTGTTCTGCGGGTTCTGTTCTTTGATGACATAATGTTTCCCCATATTCAGTGTTGCTGATTTGTATTATCTGAAGTTGCTTTTACGTTAATTTGATGCAGATCAATTAATACGATACCTGCGTCATAATTGATTATTTGACGTGGTTTGATGGCGTAGATGCACGTTGTGATATGTAGATGATAATTATTATCATTTTGCGGGTCCTTTCCGGCGATCCGACAGGTTACGGGGCGGCGACCTCGCGGGTTTTCGCTATTTATGAAAATTTTCCGGGGAAAATCATGTCGGTACTTCTCGAACATAACTATTTGTTTTTTCTAATATCGAATCCGTAAAGGTCCGACATGAAAACGCCTGAAAAAGTCATTTTCGGGCACTTTCATGTCGGACCCTGTATTTGTTGTGAGACTGTTTCATGAAGGTTAATAAAAAGAAACTTGCCGAAATTTTCAACGTGGATCCGCGAACGATTGAACGCTGGCAGTCTCAGGGGCTCCCTTGCGTCTCCGGAGGTGGTAAGGGCGTTGAATCTGTATTTGATACCGCCACGGCAATTCAGTGGTATGCGCAGAGGGAAGCTGATATCGAAAATGAAAAACTCCGTAAAGAGGTTGAGGATTACAGGGCTGCCAGCGAGGCAGATCTCCAGCCTGGGACTATTGAGTACGAACGCCATCGACTTACGCGTGCGCAGGCTGACGCCCAGGAGCTGAAGAATGCCAGAGACTCCGCAGAAGTGGTGGAAACCGCATTCTGTACTTTCGTGCTGTCACGGATCGCAGGTGAAATTGCCAGTATTCTTGACGGGATCCCTCTCTCAGTACAGCGGCGTTTTCCGGAACTGGAAAACCGACATGTTGATTTCCTGAAACGGGATATTATCAAAGCCATGAACAAAGCAGCCGCGCTGGATGAACTGATACCGGGGTTGCTGAGTGAATATATCGAACAGTCAGATTGATATTCTGCGGCGTGATGTACGCGCCGGGCTGCGAGCCCTGTTCAGGCCGGAGCCACAGACTGCCGTTGAATGGGCGGATGCCAGTTACTATCTCCCGAAAGAATCCGCATACCAGGAAGGGCGCTGGGAAACACTACCCTTTCAGCGGGCTATCATGAATGCGATGGGCAGCGACTACATCCGCGAGGTGAATGTGGTGAAGTCTGCCCGTGTTGGTTATTCAAAAATGCTGCTGGGTGTTTATGCTTACTTCATAGAGCATAAGCAGCGTAACACCCTTATCTGGTTGCCGACGGATGGTGATGCCGAGAACTTCATGAAAACCCACGTCGAGCCTACCATCCGCGATATTCCGTCGCTGCTGTCTCTGGCCCCGTGGTATGGCAAAAAGCACCGGGATAACACGCTCACTATGAAGCGTTTCACCAATGGTCGTGGTTTCTGGTGCCTTGGCGGTAAAGCGGCAAAAAACTACCGTGAAAAGTCGGTTGATGTGGCGGGTTATGATGAACTTGCTGCCTTTGATGAGGATATTGAACAGGAAGGCTCTCCGACGTTCCTGGGTGACAAGCGTATTGAAGGCTCGGTCTGGCCAAAGTCCATCCGTGGCTCCACGCCCAAAGTGAGAGGCACCTGCCAGATTGAGCGTGCAGCCAGTGAATCCCCGCATTTTATGCGTTTTCATGTTGCCTGCCCGCACTGCGGGGAGGAGCAGTATCTTAAATTTGGCGACAAAGAGACGCCGTTTGGCCTCAAATGGACGCCGGATGACCCCTCCAGCGTGTTTTATCTCTGCGAGCATAATGCCTGCGTCATCCGCCAGCAGGAGCTGGACTTTACTGATGCCCGTTATATCTGCGAAAAGACCGGGATCTGGACCCGTGATGGCATTCTCTGGTTTTCGTCATCCGGTGAAGAGATTGAACCGCCTGACAGTGTGACCTTTCACATCTGGACGGCGTACAGCCCGTTCACCACCTGGGTGCAGATTGTCAAAGACTGGATGAAGACGAAAGGGGATACGGGAAAACGTAAAACCTTCGTGAACACCACGCTCGGTGAGACGTGGGAAGCGAAAATCGGCGAACGTCCGGATGCTGAAGTGATGGCAGAGCGGAAAGAGTATTATTCAGCGCCCGTTCCTGATCGTGTGGCTTACCTGACCGCCGGTATCGACTCCCAGCTGGACCGCTACGAAATGCGCGTATGGGGATGGGGGCCGGGTGAGGAAAGCTGGCTGATTGACCGGCAGATTATTATGGGCCGCCACGACGATGAACAGACGCTGCTGCGTGTGGATGAGGCCATCAATAAAACCTATACCCGCCGGAATGGTGCAGAAATGTCGGTATCCCGTATCTGCTGGGATACTGGCGGGATTGACCCGACCATTGTGTATGAACGCTCGAAAAAACATGGGCTGTTCCGGGTGATCCCCATTAAAGGGGCATCCGTCTACGGAAAGCCGGTGGCCAGCATGCCACGTAAGCGAAACAAAAACGGGGTTTACCTTACCGAAATCGGTACGGATACCGCGAAAGAGCAGATTTATAACCGCTTCACACTGACGCCGGAAGGGGATGAACCGCTTCCCGGTGCCGTTCACTTCCCGAATAACCCGGATATTTTTGATCTGACCGAAGCGCAGCAGCTGACTGCTGAAGAGCAGGTCGAAAAATGGGTGGATGGCAGGAAAAAAATACTGTGGGACAGCAAAAAGCGACGCAATGAGGCGCTCGACTGCTTCGTTTATGCGCTGGCGGCGCTGCGCATCAGTATTTCCCGCTGGCAGCTGGATCTCAGTGCACTGCTGGCGAGCCTGCAGGAAGAGGATGGTGCAGCAACCAACAAGAAAACACTGGCAGAATACGCCCGTGCCTTATCCGGAGAGGATGAATGACGCGACAGGAAGAACTTGCCGCTGCCCGTGCGGCACTGCATGACCTGATGACAGGAAAACGGGTGGCAACGGTACAGAAAGACGGACGGCGAGTGGAGTTTACGACCACTTCCGTGTCTGACCTGAAAAAATACATTGCTGAGCTGGAAGTGCAGACCGGCATGACACAGCGACGCAGGGGACCAGCAGGATTTTATGTATGAAAATGTCCACCATTCCCACCCTTCTGGGGCCGGACGGCATGACATCGCTGCGTGAATATGCCGGTTATCACGGCGGTGGCAGCGGATTTGGTGGGCAGTTGCGGGCGTGGAACCCACCGGGTGAAAGTGTGGATGCAGCCCTGCTGCCCAACTTTACCCGTGGCAATGCCCGCGCAGACGATCTGGTACGCAATAACGGCTATGCCGCCAACGCCATCCAGTTGCATCAGGATCATATCGTCGGGTCTTTTTTCCGACTCAGTCATCGCCCAAGCTGGCGCTATCTGGGCATCGGGGAGGAAGAAGCCCGTGCCTTTTCCCGCGAGGTTGAAGCGGCATGGAAAGAGTTTGCCGAAGATGACTGTTGCTGCATTGACGTTGAGCGAAAACGCACGTTTACCATGATGATTCGGGAAGGTGTGGCCATGCACGCCTTTAACGGTGAACTGTTCGTTCAGGCCACCTGGGATACCCGTCCCTCGCGACTGTTCCGGACACAGTTCCGGATGGTCAGCCCGAAGCGCATCAGCAACCCGAACAATACCGGCGACAGCCGGAACTGCCGTGCCGGTGTGCAGATTAATGACAGCGGTGCGGCGCTGGGATATTACGTCAGCGAGGACGGGTATCCTGGCTGGATGCCGCAGAAATGGACATGGATACCCCGCGAGTTACCCGGCGGTCGTGCTTCGTTCATTCACGTCTTTGAACCCGTGGAGGACGGGCAGACCCGCGGTGCAAATGTGTTTTACAGCGTGATGGAGCAGATGAAGATGCTCGACACGCTGCAGAACACGCAGCTGCAGAGCGCCATTGTGAAGGCGATGTATGCCGCCACTATTGAGAGTGAGCTGGATACGCAGTCAGCGATGGATTTTATTCTGGGCGCGAACAGTCAGGAGCAGCGGGAAAGGCTGACCGGCTGGATTGGTGAAATTGCCGCGTATTACTCCGCAGCACCGGTCCGTCTGGGAGGCGCAAAAGTGCCGCACCTGATGCCGGGGGACTCACTGAACCTGCAGACGGCTCAGGACACGGATAACGGCTACTCCGTGTTTGAGCAGTCACTGTTGCGGTATATCGCTGCCGGGCTGGGTGTCTCGTATGAGCAGCTTTCCCGGAATTACGCCCAGATGAGCTACTCCACGGCACGGGCCAGTGCGAACGAGTCGTGGGCGTACTTTATGGGGCGGCGAAAATTCGTCGCATCCCGTCAGGCGAGCCAGATGTTTCTGTGCTGGCTGGAAGAGGCCATCGTTCGCCGCGTGGTGACGTTACCTTCAAAAGCGCGCTTCAGCTTTCAGGAAGCCCGCAGTGCCTGGGGGAACTGCGACTGGATAGGCTCCGGTCGTATGGCCATCGATGGTCTGAAAGAAGTTCAGGAAGCGGTGATGCTGATAGAAGCCGGACTGAGCACCTACGAGAAAGAGTGCGCGAAACGCGGTGACGACTATCAGGAAATTTTTGCCCAGCAGGTCCGTGAAACGATGGAGCGCCGCGCAGCTGGTCTTAAACCGCCCGCCTGGGCGGCTGCGGCATTTGAATCCGGGCTGCGACAATCAACAGAGGAGGAGAAGAGTGACAGCAGAGCTGCGTAATCTCCCGCATATTGCCAGCATGGCTTTTAATGAGCCGCTGATGCTTGAACCCGCCTATGCGCGGGTTTTCTTTTGTGCGCTTGCAGGCCAGCTTGGGATCAGCCGCCTGACGGATGCAGTATCCGGCGACAGCCTGACTGCCGGAGAGGCACCCGCGGCGCTGGCGTTATCCGGTGATGATGACGGACCACGACAGGCCCGGAGTTATCAGGTCATGAACGGCATCGCCGTGCTGCCGGTGTCCGGTACGCTGGTCAGCCGGACGCGGGCGCTGCAGCCGTATTCGGGAATGACCGGTTACAACGGCATTATCGCCCGTCTGCAACAGGCTGCCAGCGATCCGATGGTGGACGGCATTCTGCTCGATATGGACACACCGGGCGGGATGGTGGCGGGAGCATTTGACTGTGCTGACATCATCGCCCGTGTGCGAGACATAAAACCGGTATGGGCGCTGGCCAACGACATGAACTGCAGTGCAGGTCAGCTGCTTGCCAGCGCCGCCTCCCGGCGTCTGGTCACGCAGACCGCCCGGACAGGCTCCATCGGCGTCATGATGGCTCACAGTAATTACGGTGCTGCCCTGGAGAAACAGGGCGTGGAAATCACGCTGATTTACAGCGGCAGCCATAAGGTGGATGGCAACCCCTACAGCCATCTACCGTGTGATGTCCGGGAAACACTGCAGTCCCGGATGGATGCAACCCGCCGGATGTTTGCGCAGAAGGTGTCGGCATATACCGGCCTGTCCGTGCAGGCTGTGCTGGATACCGAGGCTGCAGTGTACAGCGGTCAGGAGGCCATTGATGCCGGACTGGCTGATGAACTTGTCAACAGCACCGATGCGATCACCGTTATGCGTGATGCACTGGATGCACGTAAATCCCGTCTCTCAGGAGGGCGAATGACCAAAGAGACTCAATCAACAACTGTTTCAGCCACTGCTTCGCAGGCTGACGTTACTGGCGTGGTGCCAGCGACGGAGGGCGAAAACGCCAGCGCGGCGCAGCCGGACGTGAACGCGCAGATCACCGCTGCGGTTGCGGCAGAAAACAGCCGCATTATGGGGATCCTCAACTGTGAGGAGGCTCACGGACGCGAAGAACAGGCCCGCGTGCTGGCAGAAACCCCCGGTATGACCGTGGAAACGGCCCGCCGCATTCTGGCCGCAGCACCACAGAGTGCACAGGCGCGCAGTGATACTGCGCTGGATCGTCTGATGCAGGGGGCACCGGCACCGCTGGCTGCAGGTAACCCGGCATCTGATGCCGTTAACGATTTGCTGAACACACCAGTGTAAGGGATGTTTATGACGAGCAAAGAAACCTTTACCCATTACCAGCCGCTGGGCAACAGTGACCCGGCTCATACCGCAACCGCGCCCGGCGGATTGAGTGCGAAAGCGCCTGCAATGACCCCGCTGATGCTGGACACCTCCAGCCGTAAGCTGGTTGCGTGGGATGGCACCACCGACGGTGCTGCCGTTGGCATTCTTGCGGTTGCTGCTGACCAGACCAGCACCACGCTGACGTTCTACAAGTCCGGCACGTTCCGTTATGAGGATGTGCTCTGGCCGGAGGCTGCCAGCGACGAGACGAAAAAACGGACCGCGTTTGCCGGAACGGCAATCAGCATCGTTTAACCTGACCCTTCATCACTAAAGGCCGCCTGTGCGGCTTTTTTTACGGGATTTTTTTATGTCGATGTACACAACCGCCCAACTGCTGGCGGCAAATGAGCAGAAATTTAAGTTTGATCCGCTGTTTCTGCGTCTCTTTTTCCGTGAGAGCTATCCCTTCACCACGGAGAAAGTCTATCTCTCACAAATTCCGGGACTGGTAAACATGGCGCTGTACGTTTCGCCGATTGTTTCCGGTGAGGTTATCCGTTCCCGTGGCGGCTCCACCTCTGAATTTACGCCGGGATATGTCAAGCCGAAGCATGAAGTGAATCCGCAGATGACCCTGCGTCGCCTGCCGGATGAAGATCCGCAGAATCTGGCGGACCCGGCTTACCGCCGCCGTCGCATCATCATGCAGAACATGCGTGACGAAGAGCTGGCCATTGCTCAGGTCGAAGAGATGCAGGCAGTTTCTGCCGTGCTCAAGGGCAAATACACCATGACCGGTGAAGCCTTCGATCCGGTTGAGGTGGATATGGGCCGCAGTGCGGCGAACAACATCACGCAGTCCGGCGGCACGGAGTGGAGCAAGCGTGACAAGTCCACGTATGACCCGACCGACGATATCGAAGCCTACGCGCTGAACGCCAGCGGCGTGGTGAATATCATCGTGTTTGACCCGAAAGGCTGGGCGCTGTTCCGTTCCTTCAAAGCCGTCAGGGAGAAGCTGGATACCCGTCGCGGCTCTCATTCCGAACTGGAGACAGCGGTAAAAGACCTGGGCAAAGCGGTGTCCTATAAGGGGATGTATGGCGATGTGGCGATCGTCGTGTATTCCGGACAGTACGTGGAAAATGGTGTCAAAAAGAACTTCCTGCCGGACAACACGATGGTGCTGGGCAACACTCAGGCACGCGGTCTGCGCACCTATGGCTGCATTCAGGATGCGGACGCACAGCGCGAAGGCATTAACGCCTCTGCCCGTTACCCGAAAAACTGGGTGACCACCGGCGATCCGGCGCGTGAGTTCACCATGATTCAGTCAGCACCGCTGATGCTGCTGGCTGACCCTGATGAGTTCGTGTCCGTACAACTGGCGTAATCATGGCCCTTCGGGGCCATTGTTTTTCTGTGGAGGAGTCCATGACGAAAGATGAACTGATTGCCCGTCTCCGCTCGCTGGGTGAACAACTGAACCGTGATGTCAGCCTGACGGGGACGAAAGAAGAACTGGCGCTCCGTGTGGCAGAGCTGGAAGAGGAGCTTGATGACACGGATGACACTGCCGGTCAGGACACCCCTCTCAGCCGGGAAAATGTGCTGACCGGACATGAAAATGAGGTGGGATCAGCGCAGCCGGATACCGTGATTCTGGATACGTCTGAACTGGTCACGGTCGTGGCACTGGTGAAGCTGCATACTGATGCACTTCACGTCACGCGGGATGAACCTGTGGCATTTGTGCTGCCGGGAACGGCGTTTCGTGTCTCTGCCGGTGTGGCAGCCGAAATGACAGAGCGCGGCCTGGCCAGAATGCAATAACGGGAGGCGCTGTGGCTGATTTCGATAACCTGTTCGATGCTGCCATTGCCCGCGCCGATGAAACGATACGCGGGTACATGGGAACGTCAGCCACCATGACATCCGGTGAGCGGTCCGGCGCAGTAATACGTGGTGTTTTTGATGACCCTGAAAATATCAGCTATGCCGGACAGGGCGTGCGCGTTGAAGGCTCCAGCCCGTCCCTGTTTGTCCGGACTGATGATGTGCGGCAACTGCGGCGTGGTGACACGCTGACCATTAACGGCGAGATGTTCTGGGTGGACCGTGTTTCTCCGGATGACGGAGGGAGTTGTTATCTCTGGCTCAACCGTGGGCAACCACCGGCAGTTAACCGGCGACGATAAACGCAGGGTGAATTATGGCGATAAAAGGGCTTGATCAGGCGATTGAAAATCTGAGCCGGGTTCGTAAAAACGCCATTCCGGCGGCTTCAGCAATGGCCATTAACCGCGTGGCCACAACGGCGATTAATCAGTCTTCATCACAGGTTGCCCGGGAGACAAAGGTACGCCGGAAACTGGTAAAGGAACGGTCCAGACTGAAACGGGCCACGGTCAGAAATCCGAATGCCAGAATTATCGTTAAACGCGGTGATCTCCCTGTGATTAAGCTGGGGATCAGGATGCTGGGCCGTCGTCCGGACAGCATACTTAAAGCTGGTCAGCATCGGTATCAGCGGGCATTTATCCAGCGATTAAAAAATGGTCGCTGGCATGTCATGCAGCGTGTGGCCGGGAAAAACCGTTACCCCATTGATGTGGTGAAAATCCCGATGGCGGCCCCACTGAAACAGGCGTTTGATGAGAATATTGACCGTATCCGGCGTGAACGTCTGCCCGGAGAACTGGCATACGCGCTGAAACAACAACTTAGGATTGCGATAAAACGATGAAACATACTGATATCCGTGCGGCAGTGCTGGATGCACTGGAGCTGCATGAACACGGGGCGACGCTGTTTGATGGTCGCCCCGTTGTTTTTGACGAAGAGGATTTTCCGGCCGTCGCGGTTTATCTGACGGATGCAGAGTATACCGGTGAAGAGCTGGATGCAGATACCTGGCGGGCCACACTGCATATTGAGGTGTTTTTACCGGCACAGGTACCGGATTCGGAGCTTGATCAGTGGATGGAAAGCCGGATTTATCCGGCGGTGACTGCGATCCCGGCACTGGCAGACCTGATTACGACGATGGTTACGCAGGGCTATGAGTATCGTCGTGATGACGATATGGCGTTATGGAGTTCTGCGGATCTGACTTATTCCATTACATACGAGATGTGAGGACGATATGGCAACAC